TTTTTTTTTGTGTTTTAAAGTAGTTTCCGGGTTGTGGGCCGCAACGGCATACATGCCTGAGATCAACAAACTGTGACAGAGAGGATCTCGCCCTTAGTAGGGTTGGGTTGAGAATCATCCTATGTCGCAGTTCATTAGCTGAAGATTGGGCAGATCAATAACGGATATCGTGGCGTCGCAGACAGTGCGTTCAAACAGTTCACGAACCTCTTCGAGGTCGAGACCGTATTGCTTGCAAGTCCACATGCCAAAACTCCAATCGTCTACCTTCACTTTCTCCGTCCGGATGGCCTTGATCAGGTCGGCCACCGATAGGTTGCTGGTGCGCGCAAACCAGGTCAGGTCTTGCGTCTGTACTAGCCGGTTGTCTCGCTCCATGTCGAAGCGACGCATGAACATCTCCGACAACATGGGTACGTGGCGGCACTCATAAGCGTAACTGAGTGCTTTGCCAGCCATGTATTGACTGTCGGTGATAGCGTCGTTCTGAGCGCTACGTATGTTGAACCGGACTAACATCTTGCCCAGTAAGGGCACCATGCAGGGGACAGCGATTTCAGCGAATATTCTTCTGCTCAGGAATGTGGCCTGGCCATCGATTGCCACTCCTTTCGCCTTCAGAACCATTTTGAACTCTGCCACTGACTTTACCCACTCATCGAGGTCAAAACGCTCGGAGATGCATGCGAGTAAGTCGTCACCCAGTATCACCGCGCGTGCCGTGCGTTGCTGTCGACGAAGAGCGACAGCGAACATCACAGCATTATACAGCGAGTTCCGGGGTGTGGTAGAGGTGGTTCCAGTGGGAAGCTGGTACTTGAGTTGGGCACGGAATCCGAAGCGTTTGTTAACCACTTCGTACTCTTCTAGTTTCAGTAGTAGAGAGCGGAACCACTGTGGCATTCCTAACTTCTCTAACCAAGCATCGTATAGTAAGGCGACCTTGCTGCGTTGTTCGCGGTCGTTCCTAGAAAAGTCTCCCTCGATGGTCTCTTTGAGATCCTCATCAGCGAATAGAAATTCGCAAAGTTTGACATCGGTCGTTTTGTACGCAAATTCAATCAATGCGTCACCGATGGGCACGTGGTGGGTCCTTGTAAGTTCCACTGCCCTTTTCATCACTACGTTGGAGGCTGGGCCGGTGACTGCGTTGAACACGTCGTTGCCGGCATAAATGAC